TTATACCTGTATTTCCGACCCGTCCTTGAATGTGACGGTCATTTTCTTATCCTTATCAACTGTGATGTACTCGACCATGCTGCCCCACATCCCGGCATCGAATTCCGTGATAGACTCTCCGTGCTGTCGGAGTGTTTCAATGAAAATACCCAGCTTTTCATAATGAGCCTGCTTTTCTTCAATCGCTTCCTGGGTGGCATCGTACCTTGATTTGACCTTTTCGTATTGCTCTACCAAACCATCATAGCGTTTCTGATAATCCTCCTGGTTCTGTGCGGTTCTCGCATTCTCCGCCACACAGCTTTGGGTCAGTTCCACAACAATTTCCATCTCGCTGCGAAGTTTGTCCTGTTCTTGCTCCAAAGTAGTGACATTGCAGACCGTCTGCCGTATCAGCTGAATGTTTTCTATGATTTCGTCTCTCTCGGTAATGAGGATATTCATTGCCTTGATAAAAGCAGCGATGATTTCTTCTTCCGTAACATGAGGAGTTTCGCATTTTCTATTCCCATCGAATTTATGGTTGCAGCGATAAATGACCCTGCGGTACTTGTCATTGGAATGCCAGACCTTGGATCCGTACCAACTGCCGCACTCGGCACATTTTATCTTGTTTGAGAAGATGCTGACTCCGCTGTACCTTGCTTCGTTTTTCTTGGAGCGTTTGGCAAGTTCCACCTGCACCAAATCATAAACGCTTGGCTCGATAATGGCTTCGTGGTTGCCCTCCACATAATACTGAGGAACTTCGCCCTCGTTTTTCTTGGTCTTTTTCTGCAGGTAATCCACCGTGAATTCCTTTTGGAGCAAGGCATCACCCTTGTACTTCTCATTGGAAAGCATCCTGCGGACGGTTGCTCCGTTCCACTTGTCCTTGCCGCCAGGGGATTTTATGCCCATTTCAGTCAGTTCCACTGCTATGCTGTGTGGTGTCATGCCCTCAAGGAATCTTCTGAATATCAGCTTCACTATTTTCGCCTGTTCTTGGTTGACCACGATGTTCCCATCAGGTCCCTTCTCAAGGCCAAGCACACGGGAGTAGGCGAAGCTGACTTTTCCGTCAGCAAAACGCTTTCTGTGTCCCCATGTGACGTTCTCGGAAATGGATCGGCTTTCTTCCTGCGCCAGTGAACTCATAATGGTGAGGAGCAGTTCGCCCTTACTGTCAAAAGTCCAAATGTTCTCCTTTTCAAAATAGCACTCCACGTTATGTTCCTTCAGCTTTCGGATGGTAGTAAGGGAATCCACTGTGTTTCGTGCAAATCGGCTAACCGACTTTGTTATGATAAGGTCGATTTTACCTGCCAGGGCATCCGCCACCATACGTTTGAAGCCATCTCGTTTTTTGGTGTTGGTTGCAGAGATACCTTCGTCCGTGTATATCCCAGCAAACTCCCAGTCCTCTCTGCCTTTGATATAATTCGTGTAATAATCTACCTGTGCAGCATAGCTTGTGACCTGATCTTCATGGTCAGTGCTGACACGGGCATAACCTGCCACCCTGCGTTTCTTCCTGCTGTTGACCGGAGTGGCTGTGAATTTATTAATGGTTGCAGGAATAGCCGTTACTTTTCTTTGCGCCAATTTTCGCCACGCTCCTTTCTCATCTGCTTCATGCGTTCACTCATCTCGACTTTTCGCTCCGGAGTCCATTTTTCCTTCATAAGGCTTCGCATATGTGCTTTCTGTTCCTCTGTCCTTGGCAGTCGCTTTGGAGCAGGCGGTGTATAAATCACTGCCGTTACCGTGCCGTCCTTTTTGTGAATTTCCAAGTCCTTATCCGTTAGCACCGAAATATACTCCACGGTCTTTCGGAATAAGGCATCGTCAAACTCTGCCATTCCAAGAGTATCGGCAATGAGAGGTATCAGTGCATCCTCACGCAAGCCTGCCGTTTGACAGCCATTGCTGTGTTCGGAGCATCGCCAGTAATTGACCTTTCCGTTTTCCGCTGTGGCTGACGGCTGTGTGGCTCTGCGGAAATTGCATTCACAGTTTTTGCACTTGATTTTTCCAGTAAAACATGAGGAGCCTTTGCAGTTCGTACCGTTCTTTCTTCTCTTGGCAGAAGTCTTAGCACGGTACTCTGCCGTCCAACAGTCCTTGTGACCAGTGTTGGGGCAGTCCTTTGTGATAACCCTTCCGTCTGTCATATGAAACTCCAGTACATAGCGTTTCGGAACATCGATATGGTCAACCTCTCGGAGGAAAATCTCCTCATCAAATTCTTCTAACCCAAGCACCTCAGTGCAGGCTTTGACCATATTTTTATGGTTAATACTCCCACCAACCCCACAGCGGCCACCCTTTTTCTTTCTCGAACCACAGCACCAGAACTCAAGGCAGTTGCCACGGTCGGTTCGCTTGTTGTGCATATAGCTGACACCGCAGTGAGGACATTTAATTTTTCCCGTAAAACAGCAAGTGTTCAGACTCTTATTCGCCAAAGCACCCAGTTCCTTTCGCCTTGCAATCTCATCCTGCACATACCGAAATGTTTCCATATCGATGATTGGCTCGTGGGTATTCTCCACGAAATACTGTGGCATTTCGCCACGGTTCTTTTTGCGGCGTTTTGTAATAGGGTCCTCGATGAACTCCTTCTGCAGGAGTAGATTGCCTGTGTAGGTAATGTTGGTAAGTACTACCTTGATGTTTGAATCCACCCATCGGCAGCCGTTTGCCGTGGTAATGCCCTCGGCGGCAAATTCCTTCTCGGTTTCGAGCCTGGACTTGCCATCAAGGAAATTCTGATAGATGCGTTTTACAATCTCCGCTTCCTCCGGCACAGGCACCAGTTTATCATCCTCCCAGCGGTATCCGAAAATCTTAAACTTGCCATTTGGGATACCCTTTTCAAAGCGTTTCTTCGTTGCCCACCGGATATTCTCACTGATGGAACGACTCTCTTCCTGGGCAAAGGATGCCAGAATGGAAAGCATCAATTCTCCGTCACCACTCATGGAATTGATATTTTCCTTTTCAAACCGAACCTCGATGCCCTTTGCCTTCAGATGCCTTACGGTTTCCAACAGGTCAACCGTGTTCCTTGCAAATCGGCTGATGGACTTGGTAAGAATGATGTCTATTTTTCCTTCCTCGCAGTCAACCAGCATTCGCTTGAATTCATCACGCTTGACCGTGTTTGTGCCTGAGATAAAATCATCGGCATAAACACCTGCGTACTCCCAATCGGTATTCTTCTGAATCAGCTTGCTGTAGTAGCTGATCTGTGCGGAAAGGGAATGCATCATTCTTTCCGACTGCATGGATACTCTGGCATAAGCCGCCACTTTTTTGAGCTGCTTTATGGCAGGCACAGTCGGTTCAATTTTGCTTATTTTCGGCATATAATCACTTCCTTCCGCTACTATACATCACTCTTTTCGCCCCGGAAGTCAACGATATGTCGGCAAATAATGTACCCAAAGTCGGGTGGTATTTTTCACGGAAAATTGTATCAATTTGCCCATACTCCTTATCTGAAATAATGCCCTCAAAGAGCATCTTTCTTGCCATAAGCATGGTGGTCTGATACAGTTTTTCATTTCTGAATTCCTGCTTATCCATCAATACCACCTCCGAACCGATGCTCCACATAACACTCGTGGCAGCAATACTTTCTGTGGCTGTTGCCATATACTTCAAACTCCTTACCGCAGTTCGGACATTTATATATATAGATGGCTTTTCGCTGTACCTGATCAAGATGTGCATTCCACCATTTATTCCTACAGGCATCACTGCAAAATCGCTTTTTCTTTCTACCTTCCATCTGCACCATTTCTTTTCCGCAGCACTCGCAGACAGAACCGTCTGCAACAGGCACATCGGATTTCTCAATGCCAGTGAGGTTATTCCTCCGGCAGAACGATTTAATGGTATTCTGTGAAATGCCTGTCTGCTGTGCTATCTTCATATATCCCACACCCTGTTTTCGGAGTGCGCAGATTTGCGCTTTCTGATTTTCTGTCACTACTGACACCTCCCATCGTTATGAGGTCATCGCCTCTAACAGTGAAAGGACAGAAACACATCATTCAAGAACCACGAATTTCGACAAGGGCAAAAAAATAATGCCCGCCAAGGATAAAATCCAAGACGGGCATCAAGTCAGTACACAAGTATCACAAGAATTACTATATAATTATTTTTCTATTTTATAGAGGGAAACACGCACACGTATACGCACATACGCGCGTATAGGAATTTTCCGAGCCTGTTGTGTCACTTGTGTCTTGTGTTCCCATGATATGCTTAAACCTTTGTGCAAAAATCAAGTGAAATCCAACCTGCTCCGCTTTTCAATCTTCCCCAGCCCTTATCAGAGCCAGTGCCGGACTGCACTTCGATAATCGTATACACACCGACAGGGATATATTTGGTTCTGGCATAGTTTGTGCCGGGACCTTTTCTGATGTTAAGGTCAGAAATTGCAACCTTAATCTTGAACGGCACGGCGGATGCTGTTGTTTTCGATGTGTAGATGTTTACACCATTTGCATCAAACACGGAATATCCCGTCTTGCAGGATTTCTTCGCATTTTCAAGAGAAGAAAATGCCCCAATCTGCGACTTTGCATCTGCCCACGATTTGCGAATGCGATAGATGTTTTTGACGGTCGGTTTTGCATCGGTCAAATACTTTTGTACTTTTGCCTTGAATGCGGACCAGTGCGGCAAAATATACAGCGGACAGGTCTTGTACGGATTTTTTGCGGTATTGAGATAATCCACAGTACCCGATTTTCCGTCCCTGACATTGAGCCAGTGGGTGTGGGTAAAGAGGTGGTTAATATCAAGATTGTATTTTTTCAGCAAAGCTGCCGCCAATCTTGCACAATTGTCCTCAGACTTCTTATCTGTCACATTATACGCAGATGACATAATGCACTCGATCGCAATTGTTCTACGATTGCCATTGCCACTACCATCAGCGGCGTGCCAGCCGCTCAGACTGTGGGGCAGATTCTGCCATGCACAGGTATTATCAACGTAATAATGCACCCTGACATCTTTCATATTGCCATTAACAGTTGCTCTTGTATACTGCTCCGCAGGTGTCGTTCCGCTTGCCACAGAAATCCAGTCGGTATTGTGAACTGTTACACCGATAACTTTGCCTTCCATTGAAACAGAGGGCATATCGATTCTGTTGGGATTATGTTTTGTGAGTAAATACTCGTTGATTTTCACTCCATTCAGAGTAGTTGATGTATCAGGTCTTAAAATAGCCATTTATTCGTCCTCCTTTTCCTCTTCAGTTCTGCCTACTTTCGTTTGCAGAACATCAATTGCTTTTTTGAATGCAGGTGGGAAAGGAATTCCCATAAGTGTCGTATTCTCGATAATGGAGAGCAGTTCGTTCAGACAGAAGCTGATGCACACGGTATCACGGATATAATTTGTGCCAACGAGAATATCAATTCTGACACCAACCACCACCATGAGCAGAATGCAGAACTTCTTCGCAAGCCCAATCCAGCCTGCCTTACTGCTGAGAGAACCGCTGCTGCTGTGCTTGGATTTGCCCATGACAGCTGTTACGACACCTGTCACAAAGTCAATGCCCATAAAAACTACAAGTGTTGCCAATGCGGAATCCCAGCCGCCGAGCAGTGTGGTAATCACTCCGCCCACCACGCCTGCAATCATACAGATTGTTTCTTTCATAAACATCACCCTTTCATAAATTTGATAGATTTCACCATCGGATGGGAATTATCCGATGTGCCTTGAAAGGCAAGATAATATTCTCCATCCGACACATTTTCCAGTGACTGCATCACTGAAATGGACTTATCGGAATAAAGCCATTGAAATGACAATGAAACTGCATTGCCGTTTTGGATTTCTTCGTAAATGTGCCTTGCAAGTTCAGAGCCTGTCTTATCGGTTTTTCTCACCAGATAAAACTCGGCATTTTCCAACGCACCAACCACATAATTCAAAATCAAGTGCATGGCAGAAGTGATGAAAACAGGTGTCAGACACATCACAAATACCGTTCCTGCCCAACCAAAATCTGTTTGATTGAAGTGCAGTGCATAATCATTTTCGGCACAGCAGAAATGCGGATAACTCTCCGCAAAACCTGCAAGAGAACGATAGCCGTCATTGTAATAGGTGTAAATATTTTCGCCGTATTTCTCAAGGGCATCTGTACCGGATTCAAATAAAACGGTATCGCTGACAGAACTTGTCTGTTTGATGAGATTTTCCAGATATACGGCATTTTCCGTTATCTTTTGCAGTTCCGCTTTGGTGGCATAGCCGGATAAATCCATATCATCTGCATCACTTCCATCTGCCCCTTTCAGCGATTCCAGCCACTCGGTTTCCGTTCCCGAAAAACCGTGCTCCACGGCAATGATATATGCGGATTTACCGTCAGAGCCATTCACACCATCTTTCCCATCCACGCCATTTTCGCCGTCTTTCCCTTTGAGAGAAGCAAGCCACTCTGCAAGTGTCCCTGTAAAACCATTCTCCACAGCAAGTTCATATGCAGATAAGCCGTCTTTTCCATCCTTGCCGTCTGCGCCATCTTTCCCGTGCTGCACTTCACCGATTTTCTGTAAAAGCTGCGTATACAAATCGGGGGTCGGAGGAACGGGCGATTCTGTATCATCTCCCACAAATCCGGATGAACGGATATGCAGTGTTACCGAAACTGTTGTCGCTCTTAATCCCTCTGTATTGTCAGCGTCATATCCGAATACGGATAGCTTTACCGCACCTGCATGAAGCTCCGCAGGCAGCAAACAGGACAGTCCGTCAGTGCAGAGCACACGGTTGTATGTTTCATCACATTGGGTAAACTGCACCACCTTGTGAAACTTCTTCCAGTCACCGTCAAATACAAATTTCAGTGTTACAAATGCAATCTGGTCGGAGGCAATCACTTCACGTTCCAGAATCTCAATTTTCTGTCCCTTTACAAGGAATTTCAGCATTATTCCTTCACCTCTTTCCATGTTTTCGTGCTTGTGACATATTCCATGTATCCATCAAGGCACTGGATTTTTGAAAGCGGAGATTCAATATCAACTGCATGGCTGTCCCAGTTTGTATTTTTCTTCACAGCGTTCCAATCAGCAAGAGAACCCTCATAAGTGATTGTGGTCAAAGATTCACAGTAATTGAAACAGCCGCCCACAATTTCCTTGACGTTTCGGGTAAGCGTAAGGTTTTTTAGTTTTGTGCATCGTACAAACATTCTGTCACTAATGACTTTGCCGCCATATCTCACCGTTTCAAGATACTGACACTCACTGAATGCCATTGCACCTACGGTTCCCACAGAGGACGGAACGGTTACGGACTTGATTGCCGTTCCTGCAAATGCGTTTACGCCAAGTTCCGTGACACGTTCCGGAATCTTCAGTTCCATTAAGCCATTAAGACTCTGATGATAAATATATCCATCAATATGCGGCAGAAATGCAGCCTTTTTGATTGCTGTAAGCGTTGTCGGAAGTGATACTGTTTTTAAGTTATCACAATACTGAAAAAGTCGTTCACCAATGCCTGTCACGCCCTCTGAAACAATAACTGACTTGATATTGGAATTATTCTGAAACGGTGACGGATTGCTGTCAGTAGAATAATCAAATGTTGCCCCAGTGCCTTTGAGGAGCAGTCTGCCGTCTGAATAAAGCACAAAATCCACGTTCTGACCGCATTTCCCGATGGAAACCACATCGCCTGTCATCTCATCAATTTTCAGCGTTAATTCGTTTATCTTTGTTGTCAGCTGACCGACTGTGATGTTGTAATCTTTTATCTGCGTCTGAATTTCAGAAAGCTGAGAGAGCATATCCGTGACCTTGCATTTTCCTAAAATACAGCGAACATATCCACAGTAATTGCTGTTTTCTCTGTAGTCTGTAATGCTGAGTTCTGACGTTCCTGCATCAAATCTGATGATACACAGTGTCAGATATTTCTTGTAATCTGTATTCTGAAATCTTGGTATTGTGGGATTGGTAGCAGGTGTTCCTGCGAGAATTTCAAAGCTGACATTACGGACGTTTTCAGAAGTATTACAACAAATTCCAACCGCCATATATCTCGGCAGGGATTCATCCACATAGCGAGATAAATCATAGGTGTATGCCGTATCTGAAATGAAGTAATGCCCCTGAATCCAAGCCTTTCCGCTGCCGATTGTCAGCTTTAACTTGTTTGCAGACAGCTTGAAACACTGCCCGAAATTGTCCTGAATCCCGTCACAGATGATACTGCCAAGATAGTCATTGAAATTCTCCGCAGTATACGTTCTGTCAAGATTTTTAGAATTGAAAAATCCATATGAAAATGCCATGTTAAGCCTCCTTAAATGTCGGTGTTAAATTTCTGCCGTTGTGATCGAAACTCTCAATCATTCCGACAAGCTGTATTTTATTTTGTCTGATGCCGAATCTCTGATGCTCTACAGTGACGAAATCGCCAACAAAATAGTCCACACCGTATTGAAACTGCGTGGACTGCACTGCAATCTGAGACTCGGATTTTGTTTTTGTGGGAATAATATTCTGATTGCCTTTTTCTTTCAGAAGTTCGATGTATTCAGCATCAGGAATCGGCTTTGTTTCGCCGTTTTTCTGCTCTTCGTCTGAGATGTCTTTTGCATCAACATACACCTCATATCTGTCAAGCAAGGCAGGTTCAGAATCCTCAAAATAAGTTGTCCGCTTACGCTGTTCGCCCTCACCTTTTCCAAGAACATAGGCAAAATTCCTCTTGACAGAAGTGTCTGTAAAGTAGGTGAAAGACAGCAGATTGTTGTAGCTGTCAGAGAACACAATATGCGGATTTTCCTCCTGCATCATACTTCTGTCAGCACCTTGCAACAGGTCAAAAATCATTTCGTACTGTTCCTCTGCAATCTTACTTAGACGAATGTTTGCTGTTCCGCCGATTTTCTCGCAAATGGTGTATATCCATTCCATCAGGTTCTCATAGCTGACCTGTAACTTTGTGGTCTGCGACCAGCAAGCACCTTGCATTTCTCCAAGTTTCAAGCTCGGAATCAGCCTGTTTCCGCTAACGAGTGCGTTATTCTCCACGGCTTTCTGAATTATCATTCCGTATGTTATCATCGTTGTAAAATTCAGCGTTGGATAGATAATTCTTCTTTCAAGCAGACACATCAGAAACCGTCCCTTGATAATGAGATAGTCGCCGTCTTCTGAATCGGTTTCCAGTTCCACGGATTCAATCAGCCCGAAATGCTCCTTATCGTCATCACGACCGACAATTCTGCCTGTCTGAAAAATCTCAATATTTCGGAGAGATGCAGCAATGTACACTTCAAAAGCACCGCATTTGTAATATTCAATATTCCACAAAAGCGAAGAAAAGCTGTCGCAGACAGCCTCAAGGGAAATATTCAGCTTATCATTTAAGACAGTCATATTGTAAATTTCTATCTGCATAAATCACACCCCCAGATAAGCATTGCGATGAATCAAACGGACTTTGATGCGGTTCAGTCCTTCCGACGCTGTCACATAAAATTTATTTTCACCCGTTTTCAGATTCAGCCAGGTTGACCCTGAAACAAGGCGGTTGATGATATTTGTCACAACGCCCTCACGCTCCAGAGTAACGGTTTTGTTGCCTGTTTTCGTGGTGATCGTGATGATATCGCCCTTTTGAATATCACCTGAAATCTGCATATATTCGCCTGTCAGAGCGTTGTAGATGGTTGGATTTTTTGCAGGTCCGCCGCTGATTTCAAGAGTGAATCCAACCTCATCACCGCTGTTATTGATGGTCATCATATCCTGCGTGTTGTACATACCAATCGGGAATGGCTCATCATTGTCAGGACAGACAAAATGAAATGCACCTCTGACACGGGAATATTCCGCAATTTGCGTTTCAGTGGAGTACCAATAAATATCGGGACAGAGAATGGAGATCTGCCCATTGGTCAGTTTTTCAAAGTTTTCCACCTCGCAGGTTTCCACAATACTCTCAGCATACACAGAAATATTTTTTGTGGAGTAGTATATCTTGATGTAGCGTGACGGCTTGACTACTCTGTAGAGTTCATGTCTGCGGAGTTCCACATCAAACCCACGCATTTCAAAAGAAATGACAACATTTCGCTTTTCAATAAAAGCATTGTTTAGATATGAGCCGTTCATTCCTGCATAGCTTGAAGTGCTGACCGTTCCCGTTGGTGGGTTCAGCCCTTTGATTTTGGAGAACATATATCGGTTTGCGGTTTTGGAAAGGTCGATCTGCTGACCTGTTTCGTTTTCGAGAATAAGCTTGTAGAACAAAATTTCACCTGCCTTTCATTGACTTTGTGTATGTGGCTATGGTATAATATATGAAAATGATTGTGGGGCATCAGCCTTACAAATCGGAGTTTGTGGAGGTAAATATGGAGACAAAAATGACGTATGGCAACCAAAATTTAAACAGGGATGTTATTAAATACATAGCTATGTTGACCATGTTATTGAATCACATTTCACAAATCTTTATGAAATCAGGATATTTTCTGTCAGAGCTATTTTTGGACATAGGGTATTTTACAGCAATTACAATGTGTTACTTTCTTGTAGAGGGTTTTCAATATACTCATTCAAAAAAGAATTATGCGATTCGATTGTTAATATTTGCCTTGATTTCTGAAATTCCATATTGTATGGCTTTTGCAACAAATGGTGTGTTAGAATTTCAAGGTTTGAATATGTTATTTACATTGCTCATATGTTTTATCATTCTGATTGTGAATGATAAAGTATCAAATAAAATTTTAAAATATATATGTATCTTGGGATTGATAATACTTTCTTTATCCTGCGATTGGGCATTATTGGCACCAATATTTACACTGCTGTTTATATGGAGTAGAGGATCAAAAAACAAGATAAAATATGCATTTATTTTTTCGATGCTTTTATTTGGACTTTTTAATTTTGTAGGTGGTATTGGAAGATTTTCTTCAGGTACAAATATTGTTTATGCGTTAGGAAGTATGTCAGGAATTGCTCTTGCAGGAATTGTAATTTTATATTTCTATAATGGTAAGCGAATGAAAAAGGGAAAAGTATTTTCCAAGTGGTTTTTCTATTTATTCTATCCTGTGCATCTTCTCATATTAGGTTTGATTAGAATTTATTGTTTATAAACTAATTCCAATTTGCAGAGTAAAAGGAGCGACCAAAATCGCTCCTTTTTACATCTCCACCGCATTCTTCGTCTGCCGATAAATTTCCAGCCGTGACAGTGATTTCGGACTATTGTTGGTCTGATTTACTGTACGGCTGTTGTCGTTATTATAGTAGTTGTTGACAACGGAACTTTCAGAACTGCCATTCATAATCGCACCTGTCATTCCGTCAAGATTGTAGTTAAGATCAGAATTGAGCGTTACTCTCATTGTATCTGCAACACCGGAAACCGCTTTAGCCACGACCTTTTTACTTTTGTTGATGCCGTCCGCCAAGCCATTCATGAAGTCAGGCATCCAGCTTTCAAAGTCTGTCAGCGGACCTACGTCGGGAACGGAAAAGTGCAGATAACTGCGGATCGTATCAGCAATGTTTGATACGCTGTCGGCAAGACTGCCGATCATACTTCTCAAGCCATCAATGATGTTGGAAACAATATCCCGTCCCCAGTTCCAAGCATCAGATACAAGCCCTTTGACGTAATTGACAGCATTATCAAAACCGCCCTTAATCGTTGTGTAAATGCCACTGATAACATTTGAAACAGATGATTTTACGTTATTCCAGATACTTGTTACGGTCGAATGAATGGTATTCATCACAGACGAGATCGTGGAAGAAATGCTGTTCCAGACGGAAGATACAGTATTTCGGATAGCGTTTACCACGCTTGAAACAGCACCGCTGATGGTGTTCCACACACTCGAAATAATAGAATGAATCGTGTTCATTGCACCGGAAATGAAACCTGAAATTGCAGTCCAGACGGTAGAAATCACGCTTGAAATGGTGCTTAAAACCGTTGAAATCGTGGTATAAATAGCGTTCCAGATTGTTTCAAAGAACGTTTTGATGCCCTCAAGCAACGGCGTAAGAAAGGCAACAATCGCATTCCAGATGGTCTGTATCTTTTCCGAGATCCAATCCATCACGTTGCTGATGATAATGTGGATCGCCTGAAAAATGGTTTCAAACAGATATTTGAACGCTTCCAAAAGCGGAGAAATAAAGCTGTAAATTGCATTCCAGATACTTGAAATCGTGTCATAAATGGTGGTGCAGACAGTTGAAATAACCGTCCATATTGCGTTGAAAATAATTGCAAAAAAGTCGTGAATACTGGTCAGAATTCCTGCGAAGAAGTCGTATACAGAGGTAAAAATCGTGACCGCTGTGGTATAGATCGCAGTCGCTATCGTTGTAAAAAACGTGGAGATTGCATTCCAGATATTTGTGAAAAAGTCAGCAACAGCCTGAAAAGCGGAACAGATGCTGTTCCAGATTCCAACGAAGAAATCTTTTATACTTGTCCAGACTTCATCCCATGATGTTCCGAACCAACTGAGAAATACATCTGCCACACCTGTCAGTGTGTTCAGAATATTGCTGAACTGGTTGACTACAAAGTCCCAGATACCTGTAAAAATGCCCTTGATACCGTTCCAGCACTGTTCCCAGTTTCCCGAAAATAAGCCGATAAATACATCAAGCACGCTCAGAATAGTATCCGTCACAAAGGTGAAAATATCCGAAATATGCTGAAATACACCCTCAAATACAGGGGCAAGCACACTGCACAAACCGTTCCACAGAGATTTCAGCATATCGCCGAAACTCTGAAAGTTAAAGCCCAATGCATTCACTCTGTCAACGATTCCGGATGTCAGACGTTCAAAGGTGGACTTTATCTGTTCCCAGATAGAAAGAATGCTGTTTTTGAAGTCCTCATTGGTGTTCCATAGATTTACAAATGCTGCAATAAGTACAGCTATAACTGCAACGACAGCCACCACGGGTGCAGAAATACCGCCAATTGCAGCACCAAGCGTTGAAAATGCAGTCTTAGCACCCGCAATCATTGTCGGAATTTTTGAAATGAATGTCATCATACTTCCGATAGAAGAAATTGTTTTGCCCACCACAATCAAAAGCGGACCTAAAGCCGCAGCCATCAATCCGATTTTGATAATGGTCTGTTTTGTTGCAGGGTCAAGGGCATTCAGTTTGTCTACAAATCCCTGTATTTTGGTGATGATATCACGAATAACAGGCATCAGAATCTCGCCAAAAGAGATAGCCAGTTCTTCAAGCTGAGATTTCAAAATGGTAAGCTGTCCTGCAAGATTATCCTGCATGGTTTCTGCCATTTGTAAAGAAGTACCGTCACAGTTTGCAATTGCACCCGACAATTTATCAATATCCGCAGGTGCGGCATTCATCAGAGCAAGAAATCCCGACATAGCATTTTTGCCCACAAGAGTTTCTGCGGCACTCGCTTTTTCGGATTCGGACATCTGATCAAATGCAACCCTACAGTCTGCTAAAATATCGGATAAACTTCGCATTGAACCGTCTGAATTGGAAGTTGCGATCTCCATTTCTCCAAAGGATTCAGAGCAGAATTTGACTTCACCTGAAAGTGCAGTCATAATGGAACGCATGGAAGTGCCGGACTGTGTAGACTTGATACCTGCATTCGCCATTAAACCAAGTGCCTCAGCGGTATCTTCACAGGAGAATCCCAAAGCACCTGCAATCGGAGCACAGTATTTGAATGACTCACCAAGCATAGATACATTTGTGTTGGCATTGGAACTTGCAGCCGCTAAAACATCAGCAAAATGACCGCTATCTTGTGCTGTCAGACCAAATGCTGTAAGTGCATCTGTAACAATATCCGATGTTGTGGCAAGGTCTTCACCGCTGGCAGCAGCAAGGTTCATAATGCCGTCAATACCTGACAGCATATCATTTGTTTTCCAGCCTGCCATTGCCATATAGTTCATAGCTTCAGCAGCTTCTGACGCTGAAAACTTTGTTTTTGCACCCATTTCTCTTGCTTTGTCACGCAAAGCCTGTAAATCATCACCCGTTGCACCTGATACAGCGGCAACCTTACTCATGGCAGAATCGAAGTCAGAGGCGGTTTTCACAGCAGCAGTTCCGAGAGCCGTCACACCTGCGGTAACAGGCAGAAGTTTTTCTCCTGCACCGGATATTTTACCACCGACATTCTGAAGAACTTCTCCTGCATCTCCGATTTTTTGCAGGGCAGAACCTGCATTTTTCGCCTCTGTTTCCAGACGTTTCAATTCGTTCTCTGTTTCAACGATCTCACGCTGCAAAGCATCATATTGCTGTTGGGAAATTTCACCGTTTGCAAGAGCCATATTTGCCTGTTCTGCGGCAGTTTTCAGCGTTGCAAGTTTTTCTTTTGTTGCAGAAATGCTGTCGGCTAAAAGTTTTTGTTTCTGAGAAAGCAGTTCTGTATTTCTTGGATCAAGTTTCAGCAGTTTTTCGACATCTTTCAGCTGTATTTGGGTGTTTTTAATGTTCTTATTTACGCTCTCTAATGCTTTGGACAGCTTGGTCGTATCACCGCCAATTTCAACGGTAATGCCTTTGATTCTTTTTGCCACTGTGGTTCACCTCACTTTTTTGAAAAAAATCTCTCAAATCTATTGACATTTTCAACTTTATAGCATATAATATAAGTAACAGAGCCCACCACGCATCAGGCAGAAATGCACTGCGGACCAAGGTGGGACTTTTTTTGTATTAGGAGAAGAAATGGAACTAAAAAAAGCACTTACATATGAAGAACAAGTCGACAGGCTTGAAAAAGTACATAATTTAACCATAGACTCAAAAGAAGATGCAATTTCAATTTTAAGCAGAATAAACTATTATAGATTGAGTGCTTATGGAATTGGATTGAAAAAGAAAGATGATCCTGAAAAATATGCAGACGGGATATCTTTGAAAACATTATATAGGTTGTATGTTTTCGACAGCAGATTCAGAAATATCCTGTTTCATACGGTAGAGCATATAGAAATACAGTTCAGAACTCAAATGGCTAATTATTTGGCTTTGAAGTATGGACCTGAATGTTATACAGACCATCAATTTTTTTGTTGTGTTCACAATCAGCATGGTGATGATGTTTTTCAAGTACTCTTGGATGAATTTTTGATGGAACGCAAACGGCAAAAAAATTTGCCATTTGTAATACACCACAATCAAAAATATGAAGGACACTTTCCAATCTGGGCAGCTGTCGAACTGTTTACATTTGGAAGATTAACATCTCTCTATTCTATTTTGAAAAAGGATGATACAAAAGCAATTGCAGAAATATATAACACCCGTTATCATCATCTGAAAAGCTGGCTGCTTTCCTTAGTTGAAATAAGAAATTTATGTGCTCACTATGGCAGAATTTACAATATGCCTCTGAAACAAAAGCCGTATCTATTTAAAGAATACAGCCAGTATCAGACTTCCAGAATCCAAAAAGTATTTCCAGTGATGATCGTCATGAAATTGATGCTTGAAAAATGCAAATCGCCGCAATGGAAATCTACATATCATGAATTATGTGCATTATTTGAGGCGTATTCAAATGTCATCAATCTATCATTTATTGGATTTCCGGATAATTGGAAATCTGTCTTGAAACCTAATGATATAGATATGTATCCTGGCGACACTGTTAAAAAAGCGTCTGATGAAAAAGTTTTAAATGCTTCAAAACATCTGATGGAACGCAATTTGGATGTGTACAGTGAATTGTCCAAGTAAAGCTATGAAAATCAGATCGCTTTAAAATGCATCAAAATCCGCTTGTCCAGCAAGTTCATTCCACCCTGAATACTCATCATTTTCACGTTCCGTGAACATATCATTGATAAGTCCAATCGTAAGCAAATCCAGCTCGGTCATAGAAAGACCGAGCTGTTTGCATCTCAGGAGAAAAAGCGGAGTTGTCATCGGGCGGTCAGTCTGGCGATGTTTTTTTTAGATTCAACCTGCGTTGCGGTGTTCAGTCCCCACAATTCGATAAGCTGAGGAAGAATCTCATAAATGCTGAACGTGTTAAACTGTTCCAGAAAATCATCAGGGTTATCAGGAACATTGGAATCAGCGTGTTTTGCCATGATGTAGGCGATATTTTCAAAGACTTCAAGGCTTTCAATGCCTATTTCGCTTTTATTTTCATCACCCTCAGTGACTTCAGTTTTCAGTGCAGCAAAGTCCTTATAAATATCTCTGCGGAATTTCAGACGATACAAGCGTGGCACAGCAGCACTTGCCTTGAAAGGAACGGAAATACCATCAATTGTAATGTTTTTCTGAATAGCCATAACAATACCTCCTTATGATGATTTTGTAGAAGATTTGACTGTTGTATCAGGGTTATACGGCATTTTGAACCAGTTATTATACACTGTATCTGTGGTGCTTTCAGTAGTTTTGGACTTCACAAGACCTGTCGGCAAAGGAGTAGCTTTCAGTGACAGTTTTTCAGTCTTGACTTCTGTGCTTTCTTCGGTGGTTGCAGATTCTGTTGCAGGTCGAGAAGCGGAACAGCAATACATCACGTGTCGGATATGATGCTTGTCGCCTAAAAACTCAAACATCAGTGCAAACTGTGCAAGTTCCGTATCATTCTTTTCTACAAGAACACCGTTATTATCAAGGATTTCTCCTAAGATTTCAGTTGCAAATTCAGTTGTTATAAGAGCGATTTCAAGGTCACCTGTATATCCTGCATTGTTGTTGATGACGTAATAAACACCATTGTCCGCAAAGAAATTCTCTGCTTCGCCGTTTGCGTCAATAGAAAGCGATACGGCACCGGGCAGATGCTTTGACGGACCATATGCCGGGACAGTTTTGTTGCCGTCTGGATCTTCACCCCACTCATTGATTTTTGCCCAGTAGACGTTCTGCAAACCGAATTTAACCTTGTTTTTCTTGTTCGCCATTGGTTATACCTCCATTTCATAAAGCACTTCATAGAGCCTTTCAGATTCTATCCATGCTTCTGTCTTGTTGTAAAAAATGTGATGCTGCCTTAAAATCTCCTCCACACGCTCTTCCACTTCCGGTGATTTCTTATCCGTGTACAGTTCAATGTCCAGCTGTTTGAAGCTGTAATACATGGAATTATCCGCAGAAAATGTATTTTCACCTGGTGACAGAAACAGCACAAATGGTGGATTCGGTGACTCTCCCTCAGCAAAATGATGATATGCAAAGGGAAAATCCATTTCCTGCATCATTTCATTGATTTCTTCATAGGTCATGATAATGCCTTTCTGATCAGATTTTCCAATAATTCTTCGCCATTCTGTTCAGCCGGAGCAATATGCGGTTTTCCTGCAACACGCCCACCGCCACGCTTGGCGTGACCATGCTCCAATAAATGAGCCAGCTGATAGCGGTTCTTGGAATAAACCGTCATTTGCAGAGAATGGCTGTTCTCGCTGACTTTATTGGCTGTCCAGCTTTTTGCGTAAGCACCAGTGTCTTCCGGAGCATTTGAAGATATCTCTTTTCTAACTTCGGTTGCAGTTTTTCGGACTGCCTTTTTCACCTCTGTATCGGCAAGGTCAGCATATTCCTGTAAGCCTTTCATGATCTCACTTGCCATGTCATCAATAGATGTCACTGGGAGCACCTACCTTTCGGACTTCTCCCTCAATTGCGAGATAGTCCATTTTTTCATAGTCGGGTTTTACACTGACAATATCAAATGTCTGTCCACGGAACAGAATCCTGTGTGTTGTGGCGTTCAAAGACAGCAGATAGGAACTCTGCCGGACAAGGAATGACACGGACTGTACTTCTCTGGTGACTCCCGTATTCACTTGTTCGGCAGAGCTTTTCACGCTGACTTTTGCCCAGCAGGAGAAAACCTCGTCCCACTTGGAAGTATGGTTTCCGATTTCATCTACCACGGTGTGATGCTCCAGAATGGCGATACGCTGATTCAGCTTTCCGATTTCCATTACATCACACCTTCTCGCTGTGCAAACAGAATTGAACGAAGATTTAAAGTCAGCTTTTTGTAATCAGGATTACTCCTGTTTTCATAAAGATAACCAAGTGCGAAAAGCATCGCTGTCCGCACAGTATCTTCATTTTCAGCAAATGCTGATTCGTCCATTCTGCCAACGTCCATTACAAGATTTTTTGCTGTAGAAAGCAGATTTTGAATCAGACTATCGTCCTCCTCATAATCCACTCTCAGATAGTTTTTCGCCTCTTTCAGCGTAATCATAGCATCACGCTTTCTTGATGGTGAGTGTCTTGATTGCTTCCGGAAGAATCAACTTGCCGTCCAAACGCTGACTTGCAAGGAAACCAACTTGACCTGTCATAGCAAAGAGTTCATTCAATCTCTTGAAAGAGCGTCCCTGTCTATCGGCCACCCAGTAATAACTAAAGTCGCCGAATGCCATGCATTTGTTGCCTGCCTTGATTTCCGGCACATAGCTGGATGTCTTGTAAGGACGATTCAGAATGGTATCCGGAACACCAGCCTGCACAGACGGATTCCAAATGTAGTTTCCTGTGTTGTCTTTCAATTTTCTAAGAGCCTTAACCGTGGAATCATTGAGCACCCACACTGCCTTTTTGCGGTACGGACTTCTGAGGGAGTAGAAAAGTTCCATGACGTCATCAAATGTAATGCTTGCACCTGTGGTGGAAGTGCCGTCTTCCGCACCGCCCGTTGCATTGAAAATGCCGGTCGGTTTACCCTTGCCATCACCAACGAAGAAAGCCTCTTCTTCCTTTGCACCGATTCTTCTTGCAAACTCCTTTGCAATGTAGGACGGCAGGTCAAATACGCTGTCATTGAGAAGTTCCTCAGAAATTTTGATTGCTGTTCCCAGTTTATATGCAGAAAGCGATGCCTGCCCGAACGTATCATCAGAGAGAGAATACTGCTGTTCCTCGTCCATCCACACAGCCTCGCCCTTGGAAGTCACAATCGGAATCTTGCGATCACCGTTGGAAGTTTTAATGACCGTTGCCATCTGACGGAAAATACTCTCTTCCTCCAACGCTTCCACCAGTTTTCGTTCAAACTCGTCCGGCACAAGATAGCCGCCCTCTGCGTCTGTGCCAATGTGCAAATCATCGTGGACATCGATCCAGTTGCGGTTTCTGATGCTGTTCCAGAATGCTTTCTTGTAAGTGTCGCTTGCTGTACCTATCTTTTCCGTTACATTTGGTGTGGCAGGCTTGCCGAGAACAGGAGTGGAAGTTGCCTTATTCATTTCTGCTTCGATTTCAGCCTGTCGTTCCAGACGCTGAATTTCTTTGCCAAGGTCAACAATGGTCTGCTCCATCGCATCGTAGGTCTTGGAATCTTCCTCGCTGAGAACGCCGTTTGCATTTCTCTTGCTGTCGAGAAAATCACGGGCAGTGTCCCAAGCCTTCTTTCTCTTTTCTCTGAGTTCTTTAATCGTCATAATCAATTCCTCCAATCAATATTTCAAAAGTGCCAGTCTTTTTTCAAGCTGGTCAATTGGTGTGCCTGTAACGGATTCTGCCGATGCAGATACTTTGGATAAGAATGCAGATAGATTCTTCGATTTGGAATAGGTCATTGCGGTAAGAGAATCTTCTTTTTCAGGTTCTTCCTCATTCAGTTCATTTTCCTTTTCAGGAACGGACTTTTTATTATCTGCAAAGAGAATCCCGTCCACAAATCCCATTTCATGAGCCTTTTTTGCATTGAGCCATGTTTCATCGAACATCAGCTTTGCGATCTTGTTTCTGCTGAGGTGGGATTTGGTTTCGTAGGCATTGATGATACTCTCTTTGACTTCATCAAGCAAGATGATAGCTTTTTCCATATCTGCCTTGTTTCCCATAGCACAAGTGCTGGGGTCGTGAATCATCATTAGGGCAGTTGGTGCAATCAAGGTTTCATCACCTGCCATTGCAACGACAGATGCCGCCGATGCTGCAAGGCTGTCAATTTTAACGGTAATTCTGCCTTTATGATTTTTCAGCATAGTGTAAATCTGACTTGCGGCGAACACATCTCCACCCGGACTCGAGATCCAAACGGTAAGATTACCCGGATGTTTGTTCAGTTCGTCTTTAAATAACGCAGGGGTCAGTTCATCACCATACCATGTGCTGCTTGAGATTGGTCCCTCAAAATACAGCTCTGTTTCTGATGTCTCTTCATTTTTGATAAAATTCCAGAACTTATCCATTTTCATCGCCCTCCTTTTTCTGTTTTTTATCTGAATAGGCAATTCCTGCATCGCGGAGGCGGCTCATCGAACCGTTACAAAGATACAGGTTTCCACCTTCCTCCTCAGAAATCATATTCATATCTTCAAGTTCTCGGATGTCATTCGCTGACATCCAGCCGTTCTGTCTTGCAGTAGCATAGCCCTGCATACGGGAAGCATAATCGCCACGCAAAAGTCCGTCTACATTGAACTTCACGAAATACTGACCTTTTTCAGAATCAGAAAGAAGTGCTTTCTGCAAAGACTGCTCCCACCTTACAATCCAAGGGTCAAGGCTGTATTTCACAAAATCAAGGGATAAATGTTCTACATTACTGAATGTTGCATGGTCAAGGTCGCCGATCATATGAAGCGGCACTCTGTACATTCTTGCAATCTCCTCAATCTGAAACTTTCTGGTTTCCAAAAACTGTGCTTCATTATTCGGAATTGCAATGGGTGTGAACTTCATGCCCTCCTCTAAAACTGCGACCTTGTGAGCGTTTCTTCCGCCATAGGCTCTTTGCCAGGCATCACGCACACGTTCCGGATTTTTGATCACTCCGGGGTGTTCTAACACGCCACTTGGTGAAGCACCATTTCCAAAAAACGATGCTCCATATTCTTCGCAGGCAATAGAAATGCCGATTGCATTTTTTGCAAGTGCAATCGGCGAATATCCAACCAGACCATCAAATCCAAGTCCAGGAATATGCAAAACTTCATCGGCGTAAAGAATGATGTCCCCCTGTTCTTTCAGATTGGGATTTGCCTCATCGTAACGGCTGTAAATGTATATCAAGCGGTTTTTCTCATCACGGTCAACCTTCATCTTGTCTGGCATCAGAGGATACAATCCCAAAACATCACCTCTGCCATTACGAATAATCTGTGCATAGGCATTGCCATAGATCAGCAGATGTGACATTAAAGTTTCTCGGAAAACAAAAGAAGTCATTTCAGGATTTGGCTGATCGTGGAGCAAAAAGTAAAGCGGGTGCTGTGGCACTCGCTCTTTTCCCTTATCGTTGTATTTGTACACATGCAGTGGCAGCTGTGCAATCGCTTCTGACAGCACACGCACACAGGCATAAACCGCAATATGCTGTAGGGCTGTTCTGTCGGTGACACGTTTTCCGCTGTTCGCTCGTCCGAAAAAATATGTGTAGGATGGTGAATCATAGCTGTTGGTCGGCTTATCTCTGGACTTGAATAGTCCTGTGAAAATACCCATGAGAATCAAACTCCTTTCTTGACTTTAGGGACAAGGGTGTGGTATAATATGCTAAACAGAATGCAGAGCAGTTGCTCTACAAATCGGAATTTGTAAGTGAGGTGTGTTATGGCAAAATTACTTTGTATATGTGGAAAGATTGGTTGTGGTAAAACATATTATGCTAATCGATTAAAAGAACAAGAGCATGCTGTGATTTTATCTACAGATGAAGTAACCTATGATTTAACAAATAATCAACAAGGTGACGGCTATGATGAATTTGCTATAAGAGTTAATTTATATTTAAGAAAAAAAGCAGTGGAAATTGTAAATGCAGGATGCACTGTAATTTTAGATTGGGGATTTTGGACGAAAGAAAACAGGAAAGAAATAAAAAGATATGGAGAAAATAATGGGGTTTTGGTAGAAATGCATTATATTGATATTGATGATAAGACTTGGTATGAAAATATTGAAAAAAGAAATAATGAAGTCATATCTGGAAATGGCGGATCAAGTTTTTATGTTAATGAGGGATTACTAAATAAAGTTTCTTCTCTGTTTGAAATTCCAGAAAAAGAAGAAATAGATATTTGGTATAAACCACACCAATGAATTCCAGTTTGCAAAGATAATCAAACCTATAACACCAGCATCTCCCTCAAATCATAAACCGACTCATCAGACACACATCCACAGCGAATTGCACGGTCAAGAGCCATAATCATGGCAACCGCACCGTCGATCTTCTCTGTGGATTTTTCTTTATCCGGCTTGATATTTCCGGCGGGGTCACGGCGAATGAAAATATTATCCATCATCCACCTTAAAACAGGGTGTCCGTTGTGTGCAAGTGTCTGTTCCAAGGTCAGTTTCATCAGTTCCTTGGTCGGCGGTGACATATCTTTGTAACCCTGCCCGAACTGCACCATCGTAAAACCAAGCCCCTCCAGATTCTGCGACATCTGCACTGCACCCCAGCGGTCAAATGCAATCTCTTTGATATGAAATTTTTGCCCCAGTTCATCGATGAAGTTTTCGATAAAACCGTAGTGAACCACATTGCCCTCAGTGGTTTTCAGATAGCCTTGCCGTTCCCATACATCATATGGAACGTGGTCACGTCTTACTCTAAGGGGCAAAGTTTCCTCCGGCAGCCAGAAGTAGGGCAAAACATAATAATGCTCATCTTCATCTGTTGGAGGAAATACCAAAACAAAAGCTGTAATATCCGTTGTACTGGAAAGGTCGAGTCCACCGTAGCAGATTCTTCCTTCCAGTTCGGATTCATCAAAAGCGACCTTGCATTTGTCCCACTTTTCCATCGGCATCCAACGCACCGCTTGTTTTACCCACTGATTCAAACGCAGTTGCCGAAAGGCGTTCTCTTCGCCGGGAGTTTCCTTTGCAGAGTTACACGCCGCCACCACCTTATCCATTCCAATGGTTTTATCCAGACTTGGGTTTGCCTTTTTCCACACCTTCGGATCCGTCCAGTCCTCAGATTCATCTGCACCATAAATGACAGGATAAAATGTCGGGTCATGTTTTCTACCCTCCAGAATGTCCTTTGCTTTTTGGTGAACTTCATAGCAGATGCTGTTGGTGTCCGTTCCGGCAGTGGTAATCAGGAAGTACAAAGGCTGCATTCTGGCATCACCGGAACCCTTGGTCATAACATCAAACAGCTTTCGGTTGGGTTGTGTATGCAGCTCATCGAACACGACTCCGTGAATGTTGAAGCCGTGCTTGGAGTAGGCTTCGGCGGAAAGCACCTGATAGAAACTGTTTGTCGGAATGTACACGATACGCTTTTGTGAGGTCAGGATCTTCACCCGCTTGGAAAGGGCAGGGCACATTCGTACCATATCAGCAGCCACATCAAATACAATGGCAGCCTGTTGACGGTCAGCAGCACAGCCATACACCTCCGCACGTTCTTCGCCGTCACCGCAGGTAAGCAACAGGGCAACTGCAGCGGCAAGTTCTGATTTGCCGTTCTTCTTGGGAATCTCGATGTAAGCCGTGTTAAATTGCCGATAGCCATTCGGTTTTAAGATTCCAAACAGGTCACGGATAATCTGTTCCTGCCAGTCCAGCAGTTCAAATTTCTTTCCCGCCCATGTGCCTTTGGTATGACTAAGGCATTCGATAAAGGAAACAGCATAATCTGCCGCCTTTTTATTGTATTTGGAATCTTCCGCCATAAAGCGTGTCGGTTTAAATCTTGCCATTGCATCACCTCCCTCAACAAAAAAGACCTGCCAAAAAGCAAGTCTGTATCATTTATTTTAACGCCCTCAAGGGGCAGTTTTGTAATCGAGATTCCATTCCCATTGTAACCATATTACCATACAAAAGCAAGCATAGCAAGCGGCTAAACAGACAGAAAAAACGTAGAAATTTCGCCGTTTTCTTGTGTAAGATACACCAATAGAAATTTTTCCGGTACGACCGCCAGAGCCTTTCGGCTCCGGCTTGTGGGATTCGGTTTTGAAAAAATCAGTTGTACTGTTTCAGCAGGATCGCCAGTGCAGTTTCGGTTTCTTCATCCTCCAGCGGAATATCCATGCCCCGGTCAAAATTGAACACCGTTTTGCCATTCCGCCGCAGGGAGATTTTCGAGGCTCTGCCTTCCTCGTAGCCGTAAATGGAAGGCTCCTCATAGTATTTCACCCAGTAGTGAAATACGCTTGCTCCAACCCGAATTGTTCCTTCTGTCCACATTGTTTTTTCCTCCAGTTTTCGTTGTTTTTGCCATTCGGCATGATGTATATTACCATAAATCAAAGGAGAAGTCAACGAAATTTCCAGCATATTCTGCACAAAGAGGAAGGCAGAAAATTGTGTATGATACCAACCAAAAAAGCAAGCCCCACGTTGCCCTGTGTGGGGCATTTGTGGGAGAGGGAAAACCACTTGGAGGAAACAAAACCACGCCGGACAAGGGCAACACAGCGGCTGTACGAGCCGCAGCCCCTTTCGGGGCTTTGGTCTTGGGCTATGGGTTTTGGATTACCGTCCGGTCTGGCACTCCCATTCAAATTCGCAGGCGTTTTCGTACTCCTCATCGAAAAGGGCATCGTCATCGATTTCCTTTTCCGTAAAGTCAATGCCGTCGATTTCCTCAAAGGTCGTTCCGTTTTCCTCGGCATCTGCCTTTGCAAGGCTTTCTGCGTTTTCCTCAACCCATGCGGTGAACTCCTCGTTGTCCATCCTGTCCTCGTTTTCAATCTCCAGTTCGTATTCGTAGTCCGCATCGAACCAGGTGATGACCGCCTTTGTGATTTCGGTTCTTTCGTTCCAGTCCGTTCTGTTTGCCATTGCTCTTGCCTTTGCGATTCCGTATGCTACCATTGTGTTTTCCTCCGTTTTTTTGGTTGTTTTCCCTTTCGGTAACTGTATATTACCATACCTTTTGGCGTATAGCAAGCGGCTAAATGTACAGAACATAAGGCATTATTTTCGCTGTATATTTGGTGGATCTGACACTGGATAAACTTGCTTTTCTATGGTAAAATACAGTACAATGGAAAAGACATCTCGGAAAATCGCAGCCACCAACCAAGCCCCCGCACAGTTCGCCTGTGTGGGGGCTGATTTTGACTTTGAGCAGTTTTTCGGCAAGTGCTCTGAAAGCCCGCACAGGGCAAACAGGGCGGTTACATGGGGAACTTTCGGTGCATTACAGACAGGATTTTCTCCCGTTCCTCCGTGGAAACGCCGATGCTTTCCAGTGCCTGCCGAATACCGCAGTCCGGGCAAATGGGCGTTTGGTTGTCCGTTCTGGAAAGTGCCGGCACATCGGAGTAGGGTTTTCCGCAAAGTGGGCAGACCGCCGAAACTGGCTTATCCGTTTTCATGGTGGTACACCTCCCGTTCGCTGATGTCCATGGCTTTCCGCAGGTGTTTCAGGTCAAAGCCGAACTGGCGGTATCCGTTCACACAGGTGCGGATGTAGGCAGAAGTGGGAATGCCCAGTTTCCGTTCCTCGTGCATGATATACACAAAGGCAGTCAGCTTTTTCCCGGTTTCTGCAAGGGAAAGTTCCAGTTCCGTTTTGTAGTAGAAATGGGGATACCCCTCATAGCGGTCAAGGGCAAGTTCATCTCGTTCCGACACCGACCAGACTGCCGCCGGAACGGTACAACCCTGCTTGGGTTCGATGGTCAGATAGGAACCGGTCTTACTGCCTTTGAACAGCAACTGGTAATTTGGGATCTCCGCAGTCCCCACAATTCTGGCATCCGGGCAGCGGAACTGCATCTGTTTCACGTTCAGATTGCTGCCGTAGGCAAGGTAAAACTTTTTCATGTGATCAAATCCTTTCTGAAAGGGATACCCTTTCACCACCATAAGACCGCCGAAGCGGTCTGGTGTAGCTGGTAGCAAAAGGCTGTCCCTTTATCTGCCGAACCGGAAGGCTGCATCGCCGTCCAAGTTTCTGGTAAGGAACGTTCTGGCGGTGGCAAACTCCTCGCCGACCAGCCCCAGCCGAATCAGCCATGTCCGCATGGCGAATTTCGGGTTTTCCGTTTGCTGTGGTTTCGGGCTGGCGGTTCGCAGTTCCTTTGCCATTTCGGAAAGGGCAAGGCAAAGTTGTATGTAGCTTTTCAGCTGTCCGGCATGGAGTCCGTTTTTCTTTTCAGTTGTAGGCTTGTCAAACTGGAAAAGTCTGAATTCAATTGTGCCTTTTGTAAAAGTTGCGTGATAGTTCAGCATGTGGTATCGGCTGTCGTTGTAGTGCTGATTTCTGCCGTAATTTGCACCATTCGCCGTATACCAGATGTCTGCGAACTGTGCCATGTTGGTGGGCTTTTTCTGGTTCAGCTGTTCGATGAATTGGGGATTGACCGTTCTGCAATATCGGTTCATTCTGCCTTGGTCGATTTTCAGGGCATCTGCAATCAGCCGTTCGTGGCTCGCCATAAGATTGGCGAGATTTCGCAGGGTTTGCGGTGTGTGTCCGTTGGCACCGATGTGAATGTGCACCCCCGCACCGATTCCTGCGTGGCTGATTGCTCCGGCTTTTCTGAGTTTGCGTACCAGTTCCTGCAAGGTTTCGATGTCCTCGTATTTCAGAATCGGCGTGACCAGTTCGCACTTTTCGGCATCGCATCCTGCAATGCTGACGTCCTTTTGAAATTTCCATTCTCTGCCTTGTACATCCCATGCTGACCAAGTACTGTAGCCGTTTCGGCTGGCAGTGTATTCGTATCTGCCTGTGCCGAAATGGTCGGCGGTAAGTCTGGCAGCCCGTTCTCTGGTGATGTGGTTCATCTCAATCTCCACGCCGATGGTCTGCTTTTTCAGGTTTTCAATCTGTCTTTCTGTTTTAGCGTTCATGGTGTTTTCCTCCGTAATTTCGGGCTTTTTTCCCTTTCGTTGTAACCATATTAACTCTAAACGGAGGAGATAGCAAGTGGCTAAATGTACAGAATAGAATCGGCATATCTGCGTCCTTAACTGTACATATTACACCATTTCTCAGAAGACCGATCATGTCAGTCCTCCGAGAAATGATGTTTACATTCAGGCTCTTTTCACATCGATAAGCCACTCGGCTTCCTTGTGAGCGACGCCCGTTGCTTTCTCGATAATGCTGCTGTCCTCATCAATGTAGTGCAGCCCTTTACCGACCTTGATGAATCTCACATCCTCATAGCCTTTGAGGGTCGTGCGGTATACATAACCGCTGCGGCTTTCACCGTCATAACTCTTTCCATCCCAGCCATTGAATGTGAAGGTGATTTGCTCGTTAGTCCTGTAGAAAAGGATGTCGAAATCCTCACGGGTGATTTCCGTGTTGCAGTTGATCAGATTCAATTGTGTTCTCAGTTTGTAAGGGTTCATGATATAATTCCTCCGTTTTGGTATTTTCGGTCGGTTTCCCGTTCCGTTGTACCCATATTAACTCTAAACGGAGGAGATAGCAAGCGGCTAAATCTACAGAAAATGAGGTCAAAAGATTGTGTAGAATACACCCTTGCAATCCTTGCGATTGTATGGTAACATACTGTACAATGAAGGAGGTGCTGCCTTATTTTTTCGCCTCGGATACGGTCTGGAAACTATCGATTTCGGGAATCAGAGCAAGGGAAGAACCATTTTCCCACCGCATATGAATGCTGCCCGCATCATCAATGTGCGTGACCACACCAACTGTTCCGGGAAGAATCGGATATTTTTCATTCCGCATAAAAATCAGCTGTAATTTTGTTCCCTTTGGATACTGCTTTCGGAGTTGCTCCAGATACGATTTACTCGGAAATTGCATCAGTATCACCAACCTTTCTGAATGCGGAATTGCCGGACAGATGCCGGAGTATGACCTTTCTTGCCGCTTTGAATTCTGCACCCACCATTCCCAGACGAATCAGGAAACACCGCATGGTGTACTTGGGATTGTCGGAGGTGTCCGGCTTGCGGTTGATGCGGCTCTGATTCTTGGCAAATTCGCAGAGCATGGAAATGAAAGTGCAGTAGGCATCTGCATCACCGTCCTGTTCGACCATGAACCACGGAAATTCCACCTTTTCATCCGATGGAATGATGTCCAGTGAATCGGTTTGAAAAGCAGTCTGAAAAAGGGCAGCCTTGTTTTCGCAGATCTGCCGGAGATTGCCCAGTGTATGCTCCGTGAAGAAATCGGCTGGCATCTGCACCGTCAAGCCTTTAGATTCCAGTTCTGTTGTGTCCGGAACAGCATAGCCCCGATTTGCCAGTTCGGCAAGAAGCCGTTCTGTTTCCTTACGGTCGGCTTGGTCACTGATTTCCAGATCACCGGACTTGGTAACGGTGTAGCATTCACCGATTTGGTAGGCACAGGTGGGCATGAATTGATATACTGCCGGAATGCCGATAATCTCACTGAGGGCTTTCACCAGTTCCTTTCGATTTTGACTGTGATAAGTAATGGTCATGTGAAAAACTCCTTTCTTTCGGCGTTTTTGCTTTCGCCATGACACATATTAACTCTGTTTCCCACAGATAGCAACTGTGAGATGTGTAGAATGTTTCGGCGGTCATTTGTAACAGATCACAAATCTGCCCAGACAATTCCGGCAAGCACAAAAACAGCAACATTCAGACAGATGCCATTCCCCCAAAGGCGATACTCTGCTGCATCACGATATGGATCTTGCAGCCATTTCTGTACCATCTTTCGGCTTTTGGGACGGCTCTCCGGTTTTACCGCTTT